CGACGGCTTCAGGTACAAGTTGCGGGGCAGGCGGAGTCTCTGGCGGAGGCGGGGGCAGTTCAGTCTCAGTAGTGACTTCTGGTTCGGCGCGGCCACCCAGAGCACCGAAGCCACCACCCAAGATACCACCAGCGATGCCTTCTAACGTAGCAGCACCAGCCACACCACGAGCAGTCGGGACATCAAAGCCTTCTCTCTGAAGAGCAATGTTCTGTGCAAGTTGCTCTTGTCCTGCCTGCGCCATTTCAGGCACGGCTTCTTTTACCGCACTACGGATAACGCCTTCTTTGGCTACGGCTTCTGCGGCTTCTTCGGCTGCGGTCTTTGAAAGAATCCGTCTAGCCAGTGCTTTTTCAAGACCGGTACCCGCAGCGACAGCGCCCAGCGCCGTGCCAAGGATGATCTGATCAAGGTTTTTACCACCGTACTCCTGAGCTTGTACAGCAGCCTGCTCAGCCTCTTGTTCGCTAAGACCCGCTTGGATCAGTTCGTTCTTGGTCGCATCGTAGATCGTGCTCTTGATCGTACCGGCACCGCCCACGGCACCAAGCCCAACACCAGCAGCGGTACCAACAGCGGCTGACCCACGCAAAACGCCAGCGGCCAGACCACCCAGAGCAGCCGGTAACACCGTGCCTGCCGCCTGAGAAATAATGTCTACCGGAGCAGTGGTGAACGCATCAAGCGCGGCCACGACCTGAGCACCAACGCCCTTGTCCTCAGCCTCCTGCATGATACGAGCAACTTCACGACTATCCTGCTTGGACTGTGCGCTGAATAACCCTTCAAGATAGTTTTCAACGCCACGGATATTCTGCGATACGGGGTTATCTGCGCCGAACGCGTCCGTAATGAAGCGAATGCCTTGAGCGATACCAGTTCCTACTTTAAGAGGAACGTCAGCAACGCTACGCAAAACCGACTGATCTTCCGGCGCTGGCTCAGCAGGCTGTGCCTGCTCTTCTTCAATCAAGCCACGACGTTGCGCCTCACGCAAAAGCGCAGACTGCTCTGGCGAAAGAAGGCCACGCCTTTCCGCTTCAAGAAGGAGCCGGTAGTCAGCCATTACCTGATCCCAAATTGCTCGTTGAGTTTCTGACGAACTTGGTCATCCGACAGAGACGAGTATGGACCACCACTGACGTTTTGGCTACGCGGAGCGTAATCGGGTGACGGCATACTTCCACCGCCACTAGTCATGGCTTCCTGCTCCATTCGAGCCATATCTGCCCGAGCTTTATCTCTCTCAGGTTGCGGACGTGCTGGGTTATCAGCAATCGCTTTTACATTACGATAGGTAAAGCTGTCACGTACTTTCTGCAACAACTCTGCTTGATCCATGCGGGAACGAACGTCCGCAGAGTAACCGCCCGAAGTGGTCGCAGCCGTGAACTCACGATCCGCCTGAAGTTGTCGTGCCAGCGCGTCTTCACGCTGCTGCTTTTCTTGCGGAGTAAGACCCGGTTGCTGTGCGGATTCATACAATCCTTGGAGTCTGGCGATACGGGAGTCACCACCCGTGACGTTACGAAGTTCAGCAATACGCAACTGCATCGCACGATCAAGTGCACTGTCACGAGCCTTCTCTTGCAGTTCATACAACTTGAGTTGACGATTGCCGTAGAGTTCTTCTTGTCTACGCACTTCAGCAGAGTCAGCACGGAGATCGCCACGGGCAATGGCTTCCTTGTTCATAGCCAACTGCATACTGGCCTGCTTGAACGCCTGCTCAGCGGCTTTGATCTCCTTGAGATCTTTTTGATATCCACTGATACCGGCTTCGGCTGCTTCGCCCAACGCCTGAGCAAAGAACGGGCTACGACTACCGAGTAGACGGGCACCAGCCATCATCCAAGCATTTTTATACGCGGCCTTCTTGTCGTCAGACACGCCAGCTTCGCGTGATTTGATGAAATCTTCGTATGCCTTGGTTGCATCACCCGTGATGCCCGCAGCTTTCTCAGCCGCGATACGATCTGCCGTAACTTGCTCACGAGTTTGTGGCTTAGCAATGTCCGGTAGTTGAATACCACTCGCAGAGGTAGCGGGTGCCGCAGGCGCAGGTCGAGATCTAGCAGCCGCAGCCGGAGGAACTATAGGTGCCGCAGCAGGAGCCGCAGGAGTGTCAGGCCGACTGGCCGACTTCAACATCTGATCGAACAACTCACCCTGCGTGTCAGGCGCAACGAAGCCAGCCGGAGCAGGCGCAGTAGGTGCCGCCGCAGGAGGCGCGGGAGATTTGGGAGCAACCGCAGCAATGCCAGCCGGAGCCGCAGCAGCCGGGGCAACGTAGTCACGTCGCATCCGAGGATCAACCGCCTCACGCTGCATAGCTCGACCTTGTGCCGAGAGGTACTGATCCTTCATCGCCCGAGCGACTTCGCGCTTTTGATCTTCCGGCAACGTGTCCCAACCGGGGAAATTATTACGGATGAATTCTTCAAGCCCCGCGTCAGAAAACACTTCTGACTTGGGTAGACGTACGGTGCTGCCACTTTGAAAAGCCACGATGCCGCCACCCGCCATATTCTGCGGAGGTGCTACGGACTGAATACCAGACGCCATCGGCTGTGGACGCTGAGCCATCATCTGACCCATCTGCATCGCCTGCATCCGGTTCTCTTGGGCTACGGTCGGAGGAGCAGACTGACCCTGCTGCATCATCTTCATACGTTCTGCAGCCTGATCAAGTCGCATACGATCAGCCACAGCACCGGCAAGTTCCGGTCGGCCAAGCGACATCAAGAAAGGGACAACCTGTTCTTTGGGAACATTCTTCTGCTGAAGGAACTGTTCCGTCTGGTCCACAATCGGGGCGAGGCTACGAAGGCCGCCACCTTTTCTAATGTCTGCCATAACTTACCTCGTACCGCCGTAAGCCAACGCACCGAGGCCAGCAACCGTGTTGAGCGGATTCGGTCCCGCCTGATACATGGTCTGCATGGCGCTTGACGCCGGGGTTCCACGAATGATGTCGGACATGAAGCCAAGCTGAGCATAGGGGTAACGCTGACGAGCGAGGAAGTCTTCGTACGCTGCCTGCAACCGAGCCTGCTCCATCTGCTGCATTTGAGAGCCAGCGGCCATCTGGGATTGGTTGATTGCCTGCTGCTGACCAAACTGCTGCTGACCGAGATTACCGAGCATACCCGCCGCAGCCAACTGCTGCTGGATACCCTGCAAGCCAAGGTTCGCACCGAACTGCCGTGACTGCTCGCCAAACTGAGCGCCAAACTGACGTTGTCCCAACGCCTGCTGCTGAGCCTGAAGCTGTGCCTGCTGGTTAGCCAACTGCGCCTGCATACCCGTCTGAGCACCCAACTGCTGCACACCGAGCCGTGCTTGGAGGTTCTGAGACGCCGCTTGCTGCGCTGCCTGCTGATTAGCCAAAGCCGCTTGAAGCCCAGTCTGTTGATTGGCAAGACCAGCCTGCATCGCTTGTTGAGCGCCAAGCCCTTGTCTCTGCATCGCCGCAGCAAGGTTCTGCTGACCGACGTTAAAGCCCATCTGCTGATTAGCCAAAGCCGCTTGAAGCCCAGTCTGTTGATTGGCAAGACCAGCCTGCATTGCCTGTTGAGCGCCGAGACCTTGCGTCTGAAGTTGCGCTTGCAAGTTCTGCGAAGCCGTCTGGAGTCCAGCCTGTTGATTAGCAATCTGAGCCTGTTGAGATTGCATCGCCTGAAGCTGCTGCACTTCCATCTGGGCACGTTGGTTGGCCTGCTCAGTGCTAAGTCCCGCAGCCTGATTAAGTCGTGCAGCCTCCATCGCAGACTGAACACGAAGTTGCTGAGCCTGCATTTGCGACTGAAGATTGGCCGAGGCTTGAGCAAGCTGAGACTGCTGATTGGCAAGTCCCGCCTGAAGCTGCATCTGCGAGCCTTGGATACGTGCCTGTTGGTTAGCCAACTGAGCCTGCATACCCGTCTGAGCACGAAGGCCCTGCGTTTGAAGTCCAGACTGAAGATTGGCCTGACCACGCGTAAGGTCCGCAGCCTGATTAAGCCGCGAAGCCTCCAACGCCTGCTGAGCCATCAACTGCTGACGAGCCTGAGCCGCACCCAAGTTTTGCTGACCTGTGGTCAAACCCGCAGCTTGATTTGCTAGTGCTGCTTGCAGTCCTTGCTGTGCTCCTAACTGCTGAACACCGAGTCGAGCGGCAAGATTCTGCTGACCGACCGTGAGACCCGCAGCCTGATTGGACAACGCCGCCTGCAACGCCTGAGCACGGTCAACACCATACTGTTGCTGAGCCTGTTCAAACGCACGTTGCGTACCTGACGCTTGAATACCGCGCAGTCCCTCTTGGAGATTACGTCGCGCTTCAGATTGAAGAATGGCCTCACGAGTGCCGCCACGAGCGCCAGATCGAACTCCCTGAGCTTGTAATCCCGGTATCTGTCGAGCGTAGTCTTTGATTGCTTGATCTTTTTGAAATTGAACAACGTCCTGCATGTACGGCGACATGTAGGGTTGCAGCGAAGAAAGACCAAAACGCTCTGCCTGCACACGTTCGGCAGGTCCCATCTCAAACTGCTGAAGCTGCTGGGCGGCAACACGCTCAGCCGGACCCATCTGCAACCGTTCAAGATCACTTGGCGCAGACACATCTCGTGCCGCAGCCATCTCAAGGTCACGAAGTTCCGGAGCCGTGATCGTGCCAAAGTCAGTTTGAGCCGCAACATTACCCACAGGACCCATTTGGAACGCCTGTGTCTCAGGCGCTTGGATCATCTGCGGCGCATTCATCAAATAGTTTTGAAGCTGCTGTGACTGTACCTGTTGAGGGCCAGCCATCTGGAATTGTTGTAACTGAGGAGCCGTAACTTGTTGAGCAGCTACGTTAGCCGGACCCTGCATTGACAAACGTTCAAGTTCGGGAGCAGTCAGTCGCTCTGCCGCTACACGCTCAGGTCCTTCCATCTGGTACTGCTGCAACTGAGGAGCATTGGCACCCAGATACGAAACGTCCATACCCTGATACTGAGCAGGGTTGTAGTTCCCAAGTTTCTGAGCCTGAAGACCAGCAAGACCCGCAAACCCCGTAGCCTGACCAATCTGAGACGCAACCTGCTGTTGCTGAACTTGGTTCATTGCCTGCATCTGAAGCGGGTTCAATCCCGCAACGCGCTGACCACCGAACGACTGGTACGGCTGGTTGTAGGTCAGATTCTCTGCGGTACCCAGAAGTCGGGTCGCATACGGCTTAGCCCATTCCGGTATCGTGGTTTGGGTAATTGTTTGGTTGGTAGGTGCTGAACTACCGCCGCCACCGCTACTCATGATTTCACCTCGTCAAAATGTTTTTCGTACACCACAGTTTTCTTGGCGTACCCATGCTTTCTCACGTGCGGTTCCCAGCCGGGGCGACCGAAAAATTCAACACCCGAACAATTCATATCTCTAGCAAAACGATCCGCAGTCTCGTGCATGACATCTGCCACAAACTGCATATGGTTCGGGTCCATAGCGCAGTACTGGATAACAAACATCTTTTTCTGCGGATACTGCTTAATCTCAGTCATTACGTAGCCGTGTACGTTTCCATTTTCAGGCTCGTACACCACCCATAATTGCATTGTTCCAGTCATGGCAAACCGAACAATGTCGTCTACATTTGCGCGTCCTTTGGTCCAACCCTCAGATTCCTGAAAGTATTTGAGCAGCGACGGTATGTAGTAGCTGATCTGACCGTACGGGATGAGCGCAATATTCAAGTTCATGCAGGCATGTACTCACCCGGATCAATCTCCGGAGCCTGTTTGGAACGACCTGTACGGGCCTTGCGAATCCGATCCATCATGGCATGAAGTTGGTCTGCACCAGCATCGGTCGAACCGTTACCTAAGTGAGAAACAACGTCCGCAGGAATGACAAACTCACCATCGGCAAGTCGCGCTTCTTGATTGCCATCAATGTTGGCACGGATGTCGTCAGACATGCCATCACCGTTCCCGGTGATTAACTTGCCAGCCGCAGCACGTTGAACTGAACCGCCTCCGGCAAACCCGAAGATATTGCCTTCGCCACCGCCCATATCAAAATTGCTGCGACCGTAAAGCACGTCTGAGTTACCAAACCCAAACTGCGGAGCCGTGGCAACGTTAGACATACCCATATCGCCGCCTGTCATCATCGGGGCTTGGTAGGCTGGCATTTGGAACGCTGAAGTATCGAACGTCGGCATGTCTACAGTCGGAGCCTGATAGGTCGAAGAAATAGCCGGGAGGCTACCAAGTCCGTACCCCATGTTGCCCAGATCAAACTGCTGCGGGTTGTAAGCCGAGTAGTCAAACGTCGGCGTCTGCATGGCAGGAGCCTGATAGGTCGAACCAAAGTCAGTCGAAAGCGGCTGGAACCCTTGGAACTGCTGACCGTATCCGCCCATGTCACCCATACCGCTCATCTGGCCTAAGCCAGAGAAGTCGTACTGGAAGGGTTGAATGTCTCCGCCATACATCGGAGAACCAATATCCGGGCCTTTTCCGGGCTGCATCAACTGACTCATGTCGAACTGCATACCCGTGGAATAATTGGGATCAGCAAACTGGTCGATGCCGGTCAGGTTGCCAACGGGCATATCTTGACCCATGTACGGGTTCTGATTCTGCTGGTATCCCGGCAGCGAACTGTAGTCAAACCCATCAACAAACGGATTAAACTGACCGTTGCTTAGCCTATTCTCCATATCAAGAAAATTTCCATAATCTTCTGCGTCTGCGCCTGTACCCGGAGGCGTGGTCGTAGTCTGACTTCCCGGCTGACGGAATGTGCCCGTAGCAGGATCAAACGTCATACCGCCACCGGTATTGGTGCCGAGGTAATTACCCAGATCACCAAAGTTAAAGCCGGGGAACATTCCTGAGTTGACGAGATCCGCAAGGCCAGACAGGTCTATACCGGTACCGTCTGTACCCATGCCGCCACCGGGCACAAATTTGCCCGTGTTGGGGTCCCAGCGCATGTTGCCACCGCCAGTGGTGGTTCCTGTCCCCGTCCCGGTTCCCGTTCCAGTACCCGTACCTGTTCCCGTCCCAGTACCCGTACCTGTTCCGCCCGTAGGAGGCGGCGGAGGCGGTGCAATCGGAGACGTAACAAAGTTATTGAACGACTGCATGTAGTTGAAGAACGACGGGTCATACGCCTGTTGCTGCGGGGCAGACAGGAGACCTTGGTAATACTGCTCCAACGACTGCGGACCCATCTGGGCTTGGACGTTACGTGGTGGGGCTACGCCTACTTGATTAAAGCCACCGTAGATCGGCTCTTCCGGCGGCAACATTAAATCCGGCGGGCGTCTGCCGATATCAGTTGGACCAAAATCAACCGTAGGCGGCAAAGATTCAAGCGTCTGCCCGAACTGATCTACCGAACCACCTTCCGCAAAACGCTCTTCGCCCGTAAACGGATCAATCTTGGTGTCGTAGCCATCGAGAATCTCTCGCGGCTTGGTGAAATCAAGACCTTGTGCGTAATTTGATTTGGTGATTCCTGCTTGCGGATAGTCGTAGTTCGGGCGGGGCATGACAGCGCCACCCTCAGCATAGCCGGGCGGATAACCGGGATAACCACGACGGAACTGCCCACCAAGGAACCGACCCTGTGACGGGTCATAGCCATACGATTCGTAGTAGTACTGCTCTTCGTCTTCCGGACTCATGGGCTTAAATTGCGGAGACAGTGCATCAGCGATACCCATACCACCCGCCGTGATGCCCATCATGCCGCCGGGAATAGCATTCATAAACGCCTCACGACCCGCCGGTTTAGCAAGAGCAGAAAGGCCCTGACCCATCTGATTGAAGAAGCTAGGTGCTGCGTTAGCAGCGGTGGTAGCTGTAGTAGCAGCCGTATTCATAGCCGCTTGAGCAGCAGGGACCGCGTTAGAAAATCCAAAAGTGCCTGCATCAGCGATGGCTTTCTGAGCAATCTGTTCGGCAGTCAAAGCACCCGCACCGCTCGCACCAGCCGCAGCAGTGCCCGTAGCACCCGCAGTACCCGCAGCCGCACTGAGTCCAGCGCCTAGTCCGGCACCGCCGAACGCACCAAGGCCAGCCATCAAGCCCTTACCAAGATCACCCGTACGGAGTCCTTCCACGCCGCCCACAAGGGCACCGGCAACCAACGGATTACCAAGGAAAGCCAGCGAAGTACCCGCAGTCAGCGGGGCCAGAGCCAAACCAATGATGGTCGGCAGGAGCTTCTTGAGGAAGTTAGCCTCATACAGGCCAGTCTCCGGGTTCAGGGTCAGGCTGCCACCGTGGGCCAAGGCAAGGCTTTGAAGCCCTTTGACCTCTTCGGGAGCCATGTGAACAAGCACAGAGTCGCCGTTCCGACCTCGTGACTGCACGAGGGAGGCGAGTCCTGCCATAGATGGGTTCTGATTCATAGTGCCCCCAAGGGGTCAAGTTTCGTGGATATTAACACTTCATACCGACACATTGGACACCCACGTGACGGTCAAGATGACGGACGGGATTTCGGGAACATTACCCGAGGCGGGTTCTTCTGCCAAAAATACGTTGGTATCTGACGACTGCCAAGCCAATTCAAAATAGTCGTTCTCAGCCAACGGCAGCACAAAGTTCCAAGCAGCCGCAATCTCTGAGTTAGGTCCGTCAATCACTACTTTAGTTGCACTGTTTGCAACGTTGACTCCGTTCACCATCAGCCAGATATACACAGCAGATGCACTACCGCCGGACTTGTCTAACTGAGCAGAGAACTGAATGTTGTAGATAGCTTCTTCCGCTACGTACACGCGAGAGTTGATGGACCCGATACTGACGTTGAAGAAATCAACCGTTCGGTTATACGTCATTTTATTGACGGTATTGGCAACAGGATTAGTTTGATCTACGTCGCTATAAAAAGACCCGTACGGTCTGGGCGCGTTGTTACCGTTACTAACTTGGTTGAAGTACAGCCGCATTACGTTGCTGTACTGATCCATAAAACGCTGTTCGTAACTCACCGGTGCCACAGGCAAGCTCGGGTTGACGATGTTTCGTCTTTTGTTACTACTGCTCATCAGCGACGGCCATCTGGACGCACGTCAATACGCATGGCACCCATCTGCCAAGCCACGCCCTTGTCTACTGAGTCCAACCGGAACGACATCTGACGACCACGGATGCGGGTATAGACCTGCCCCGTAAACTGTTGAACCGGTATGGTCGCTGTGCGAGTCACGGTCGGTTGATCTGCAGCCGTGTAGTTACTACCTGAATTCTGGCGAGGTTTGACCGTCAAAGTGATAGACGGGCTGTTGGCATTAGAGCCAGCAAAGGTCAAGTCCGGCAACATACGCCAGACGTATCCAAAGGTCTCACCGTCAGAGATATCAAAGTCTGACGACTCAATGTATGCCTCGATTGGCAGCGACGGCGATTGCGACACGTCGTCATTACCAAACTCATGAAGCATTACTTGGTTCGGGACTTTATAAGTGACCGGACTGTACTGAATATGACTTGCAGCAGTAGTGCTATTAACGCCACGGGTACAACCAGTAAGAGTGTTGTTAGTTTTGCCGGTATAGCTGATCTGTTCCGTACCAATCGTGATGACCCCCGAGTTCGGGTATGACGCAGCATCGAGCAACGATATCGTGGTAATAGATGAGTTGATCGCCGTATCCAAATATGAATTCTGGATACTGAACACGCCAAGCGGGTACGTACGCAAACCCGGCGAGTCTAGCCACGCGGTACGATCCATCGTGCCGTAGTACCAAATACGTTCCAGATGGTTATAAATGACGTATCGGTTGTTTACCTGACTATCAGCCGAAGGGTAGAACCACCAAATCTCGTTATAGCCTTCGTTCGTGCCGCACACGATTTGGCCGTACTGACTGGTGTTGATATCGGTGTAAACGTACTGACGAAGCGTGCAAGGCAGCGTCTCTACACGACCGGAGTACATGTAGAACTTATCGACACCCATCCAGTACGTCACGTTGTTGACCGCAATCGCCGCGTTCGGGGAGATGATGGAGATGTTGTCCATCAACAGATTGATGCCCCATACGTACGGCGGACCAAGGTACTGCATGGAGAAGAGTGCAGCATCCGACCAGATCAAAATTTCTTGACGGGTATCTAGCGCACATTGAATAAACGAGCCGTGCGATAAAAGTTGCTCACCCGATTGGTTGATTGAAGTTGGTACCCAGTCGTACGGATTGTCGGCATCTGACCAGCGAACCAACATCGGGTCAAAGTCAGCCGTAAACGTGGCTGGGCTGTACGGATTTGAACCAAAACAAATCGTGAAGTTACTGACGCTAGAAGTCAGGACTTGGTTGGTCTGCTCGGGGATGTGCCGACCAGCGTAGCTAATGGTCAGAGTAGAGATCGTAAACGAGCCGGTCGTCGTAGCCGATAACGGGACAGAAAAGCCGCCGTCATAAGCCGTCGTGACGTACGTGCCTGCCGCGATGCCGTTACCAGTAATGACCGCACCGGACTCAATACCAGTCGGATCAGCCACCGTAATTGTTGTAACTGAAGCCGATACCGTAGCCGTAGTAGTGGCTCGGATAGTCTCGTTGGCGATGTCTGAAAGCAGTCTGGCACGAGCATAGTTAGCCAGATCCAGCGTCCAGTAATAGATCGGGCCGCGCCGATAATTGAAGATTAGGTCATCGTTGAAGTTATCTTGTGACCACAATCGCAGGTCAGTACCCACTGCCGTAGCAGAACCCCAGCCACCTGATCCCCAAGGCGGTTTACCCCAACCGACGCCGCCACCAAACGTGGATAGGCCCGCAGGAAGTTGCATCTGCGATACCACGAGCGAACCACCGCCTGATCCGGTCGAGGTCGCTGGGTTTGGCGCGACGATCTGATAACTGTCTGAGGTTGGAACACCAACAATCTCAAACTCGCCATCAAAGTTGATGCCGTTGATGACGCCGCTGTTGGCTACACCTGAGAACGTAACGTACGTACCAATCGTTGAGCCGTGTCCAGTCTGCGATACCGTAACAAGCAAACTACCATCTGTAGTCGCAAATGGATTTGCTCCAATAACACCAGACGAGTAGATCGGGGTTACGTCGTAGTAGATGCCACCGTTCTCAATGTAGTACTTGGAGTTAGTACCAAGTCCAAGAAGGTTGCTGCCGCCGAACGTGATCCAGTTCCACAGGGTATGGCAGATACCAAGAAATGTTTCTGACGACTGGTTGACCCAGCCACCTAGCTTTTCGGCATAGCCAGAGCGAAACCGCACCTTGTCACAGGCGAAGTAGCCGCCCTCGTTGGCGTAGCTCGTGGACTCTTTGTTAATGCCGGGGCGGAATTCAAGTTTTGTAAGTGGCATCAGGAGACTCCCGACAGGTACAGCGCACGTTCGTCATTACGCCGTTTGACCAGACCCGGCAATACTCTACCACCCGCCTTCGTCCATTTCAGGAACTCGTCAGCCGCTTCTTCAAACTCACTTCGGTTGGTCTTCATCCGAAGGGAAGAGCGTTGGAGATTGCCAAGGCCCACGTTGAAGGCAAAACTGACGAGAGAATCGAAGATTCCTTGATTGCCAACAGCAGCAGGGCAAAGTCGAACCACACCACGCTCAAACCGGCCAAGGTCTTGAGAAAGAATACCGTCCACCTCGTCCATCGTGAGAGTGCGATCCCACCCTGCGGGTATCGGTAGATCTTTACGTTCATTAAATGGGATAGCAGTGTGTTTTGGATCAATCACGTGACCCACGCCTACCGTCCACAAAAGCGCCGGGCAGCGGTAAGGCTTAGTCCTCACCCCTTCGTGGTGCTTGATCATCTGGATGGCGGCAGGGCTGACTTTCACTTCTTGCCAAAAGCCTGTGTCCCAAACCAGAAGGCGATGATGGAGGACAGAATCAGCATCTCGTCATCCGAGAACACTTCTGCCATCGCAGCGGCGAAAGGCACACCCGTGTTGTAGGCGTACCAGACTCCAGCGATGTTGATGGCGACCAACTCCAACACGAAGATATACGTCACAACCGGACGGACGCTGGCGCGGAGGTTAATCATCCACTGCGATGCGCCTTTGCCAATCTCCATGTCGTGCTGATACAAAGCCACGCGCTCTTCGGCTGCGGACTGAACCTGCACCTGCTCCAGCTTGATCTCTTCTACCCGTGCCTGAGCAATGAAACCACGCTCAGCCAAAGCCAATTCACGCTCCTTCTGAGCAGCGACGAGGGCCAACTCATGCTTTTTATCCTGCCGGTCTTGGAAGATTTGCAGGATCTTGGGTAGCCCACCTGCCAAGAAAGACAGGAAGGTTGAGATCATTGTCATCATGATTACGCCTCCGCAGGAACTTCCTCAACCCATGACTGCGTGGCTTCATCCCACGTATAAATTTTGCCATCAGTCGGATACGGCACTGGGGCTTCCCACTGCGCGGTGTCTGTATTCAACACCCACGACGGGTACGGCTGCGGCGGAACAAATGCGTCAATAGCAGCATCGTAGGTGTAGCCGATACCCGCATAGTTCTTACGGATGTTGCCGTGATACGAAGTTTGTACCCAGTTACCGCCCAGCAAACGCTGGCAGAACGCGACACCGATACTCTCGACTTCGTTGCCGTTAGCGTCAGCAGTATCCTTGTTAGCTACGACAATGACGCGCAGCACAACGTTGTTTGAATCAATTTCTGCAAAGTGAGCCATCTCAATCTCCTATCAGTCTTACCAAACCCATGAAACGAAGCTATATCGAACTCCCGATTTTACGGGTTTGACTTCATGTGGATATAAAAAATTACTAGGGAAGATCATCACATCCCCAGTTTTGAAATCTATTTGTTCACCGCACAGTACAAACTCACCACCTTCATAGTCTTCATTCAGCGCGCCAAGCACGGTAAGCGTAGGTATACCCTTTTTGTTACCGTCAAACATGGACTGAATATGGTCACAATGTAATTTCATTTTGGTGTCAGGGTTGTACCGATTGAATCTGCAAAACTCATAGCCGTTCCAACTGTCATACCAAGCTTTCATGTACCCAAAGTCTTCATTTACGTATCTGTTTATTGCGTGCCAAATTTTTAAATCCAAGTCTTTTTTGGATGGCACTACATCGTGAGAAACAGATAGTTCATGATCGTACGACTTTCGCTCGTTCGACATCGGGTTATAAAAAGTATGTTCAGTCCAGTTAATACCTTCAATCTGACCTATAACTGTTTTACAAAATTCAACATCGTAAAATCCTTTGTAGACCTTTACGTAATTTTTTAAAGTTGTGTTAATCATCGTTAATTAAAGCAAAACTTCCTGATGGCGGTTTTATCACTCAAAAACCTAGCATCTTTATCTGTCCTGACATGGTACGCAGATATGTGTGTGTATCCGTGTTTACGAGCAAACCACATACGTTTGTGTCCCATGTAGACCCTTAACACCTCTTTCCGCTTTTTCAAATCATCTGGCAGTTCCGGATTGGGGTCTGTCTGATAATCTGAGTAGGGCGAAAAAATGATAATGGGGTGAACCATGCCGTTATCCAGAAGCTCCTTCTCAAATACAGGAAGAAACTTTTCCGGAAGTTTGTCCATGAATACCCCTATATCTTCAATACAATACTCCGCATAAAACTGTGGAAAGTCATTTTGTTGTGACTTCAACAACCTATACATGTAACCCGGTTAGAGACTTTTCATCCCCAACATAGCCAACTGGAAACGTGTTAAACGACAAACTGATCCGGGTGTCTTGACCCTGCACAGTCTGAACCATGTGCGTGAGGCTAGACGGGAACAGGATCAACTCTTTTGCAACTGCTTCAAACCACCAAGACTCGGAGTTGTACAAGTTCCAGTTCTCGGTCGGCAGGCTGATCTGCTT